ATTAACATTGATAGCTTGCTTGATGCGGCTGCTAACAGCATTGATCCGGTACTTGCGGATCGTGTGCTACAACCTACAGAAGCAGCTCAAGAACAAGTTGTAAAACAAGTAACAGATGACCTCGCTAAAATCTTTGCTGGCATTGAAATGCCGGCACGTCCTAACGGTGCTCAAATTGCTCTTACTGTTATCCAGCAGTACGCTTCTCAGCCAGACGTTGCACAAAGACTTCAATCAGATGAAGCATTTGCTGCACGCCTTGAGAAGTACGCCGGACAATACACCTTCCAAATGCAACAAGCACAGAACGCCCAAATCGGTAGAGTCGGTACAGAGCCAGCTCAGATGGGAGACATTAACACACAAGGAATATAATATGGCTGATAATTTATCCGCACAAGGCTACGTAGCGAGAGCTGTAGCAAAAAATAAAGGTGCCGAAGAAGTGGCACAAATGATAGGAGTCAACGAAGGTGTAAGACCAAAAGCTTACAAGGATTCATTGGGCAATATGTCCATAGGAATTGGTTTTAACCTAGAGGACAAAACTAATCAACCCATCTTGGATTCATTAAATCTCAACAGAGAGGAACTAAAGTCCGGCAAGAGGTCATTAACCGACAAGGAATTATCTTCATTATATAGTTACTCATTGTCTAGAGCCATTAAGGATTTACAAAAGTTCGACCCAAATATTAAGAGCCGACCCAAGAATGTACAGATGGCATTGATTGATATGTCATACAATTTAGGATACAGTAAGTTAAATACATTCAAGAAGATGAAAGCTGCCTTAGAGCAAAATGATTACAGTACAGCAGCGGATGAAATGGTGGATTCAAAGTGGTACAAACAAGTAAAGACCAGAGGACCACGTACTGTAGCACTTATGCGTTCAGCAGCGGAATAATTTATGAGTTTAGAAAAGGACTTACAATCACTAGGTAATCACGAGCACTTTGCTCGATTCCTAAAAGTAGTAGCAGAGCTTCGGGAAGAAACCATTGAAGAGCTACATAACGCAAGCAACGAACAGATACAACAAATATCTGGACGCATTCTGACATACGATCAGATACTACAAATGTGCGACTGGAGAAAACTCCAAGTTCGTTTTTCTGATAGGCTTGATACATAAGTTATAATACATTTATCGCCATCGCTCGGCGTTAAGGAGTGCAAACATTATGTCAAACGAAATCACAGAGGGAGTCGCTGAACCCTCAACCGAAACAACAGCGTCACAGTCAAATATGTCAGCAGCGGATTTTGTAAACCGCCGCTTGGGGCAACTAACTGAGGAAACTCAAGAAGTGGCTCCACCAGTTGAAGCAACAGATGAAGTAACAGAAGAAACCGAGGTCGAGAGTCCAGAGGTGGAGACAAGTGAAGAAATCGTTGCTGAACAAACTGAAGAACCGGAAGGTTCCGAAGATGTTCTTTCACAGTTAGATCTAGATGATATGTCCGAAGACGATCTTCGAGAATTATCCGAAAAGCTAGGAAGTAGAGCAGTCGCTCGATTCGGTGAGCTCACAGCAAAACGTAAAGCTGCTGAAGCAAAGCTGAAAGAGATGGAAGCTCAACTGCAAAATAATAATCCATTAGAAACTCAAGAAGTAGCCAATAATCCCTACGCATCAGTAGATACGTTAGAAGGATTACAAGAAAAGGCGAAGGAAGTAACAGATGTCATAGAATGGGCAGAGGAAACATTATTTAATGCAGATGGCTACGGACCCGAAGATGTAGTAACAGAAGTTGAAGGCAAGGAATTAACCAAGTCAGATGTGCGTAAGAGTTTACTCAACGCTCGTAAGGCTCGTGATAAGTACCTACCATCTCAACTACAAACAGTTCAAAGAGTACAGCAGTCACATCAGCTCAAAGAAGCTTTTGATACACAAGCTGAACAAGAGTTGAACTGGTTACAAGGAGACGATAATGACGTACGCAAAAGCTACGAAGCTATGATTGGAGATCCTAGATTCGATTCACTACGAGAAAAAGCAGATCCAGAAGTTGCAGCTCAACTTAACTATCTGATGGCTCACGCAGCGAATAGTATTTATGGACGTAAACTAGTCAAGGAAGCTCCGAAGTCAGCTACGTTGACACCTCCCAAGACAGCTATTACAGCTGGGGCAACATCAGATAAAAAAGTGAATAAGTCCGTTAAGGCACTTAAAGACCTTAACCAACGGTTTAGACATTCTGGCAACAAGAGTGATTTTATAACTCTCAGAACACAACAAATTAAAAATCGTTAAACAACACAACCTATAAAATATTATGGCATTTAGTAATACATATGACACAACAAATACGGGATCTGGTGTTTCTAACAGAGAAGACTTGACAGATGTCTTGACAATTCTTGCTCCGGAAGAAACTCCAATCCTTTCATCTGCTCAAAAGCAGAAAGCAAACGCTACATTCGTAGAGTGGACAGTAGACGCATTAGCTGCTCCATCATCAACTGGTATCCGTGAAGGTGCTGACGTAGGTACATTCACTGATCAGTTCGCTGGACGTGCAAAACTAGGTAACTACATTCAGAAGTTCCGCCGAGACTACCAAGTATCTGATCTACAAGAAGCAGTTGATTCAGTCGGACCAGCTAAGATTGCTCAAGCAGAAGCTAAAGCAATTCGTGAGCTTAAACGCGACATCGAAAAAACTATCGCTGGTTCTCAAAATCGCACTGTTGAAAATGGTTCCGACACTCCTTACGCCCTTCGTGGTTTAGGACGTTGGTTAGAAGCTGCCGGAGCTGACTCAGATGTTCCAGCAGCATTCCGTACTCCAGCAGACAGCCGCTACACAGTTGCAGAAGCTGGTGCTACAGCATTCAGTGAATCAACATTGAATGATATTATCGCTTCTATCTTCAAAGAAACTGGTACAGTTAATGACCTAACATTGGTTGCTGACACTAAATTACGCCGCGTTATCAGTGATTTCGCTCGTGTAACTGCTTCAGCTACAAACAATGTACGTTCAGTAAACTATGACGGTGGAGCTGGTGAAATCAAACTTACTGTTGATTTATACCAATCAGACCACGGTATCGTTTCTATCGTAAACGGTAATCCAGATTGTATGCCAGACTTCGGTTCATCCGCTGGTGAGTCCGGATACTTAATCAACCCAGAATACGTTGGTATTCACGAGTTAATCCCAATGGGATCAACACGTCTACCTAACCAAGGTGGTGGTGAGCGTGGCTACGTGGATTGTGCTCTTACATTAGGAGTATATCACCCACAAGCACACGGTGTTATCGAAGGAACTGCTTAATCCTTACATTCGGTACGGGGGGCGAAAGCCCCCTATACCTTTTCTTTTTAACTTAAAACTATTATGGATATTATTACGGACTTACCAAAGAATTTCACAGATGATCAGATCGATGCAGCATTTATGCAAGAGATCAAGAATGGTTTCAAATTAGAAAGAGAAACAGAACACGAGAGAGTAGCAGCTGCCGCTAAACAAGCAGCACACCTAAAGGGCACAACGCATCCAGTACTAGGGAAACCAGTAGCCACTATGCCAGCTCGTGAGTTCTTTAGACTTACAAGTAAGTACGGACATAAGGAGGTACACTCCAAAGAATTTTTAAAGCACTACAATAAAACATTTGCTGAACTTAGTCCTAACAAAATATAATGAAAGAATACAACGTTACCTTAAGGGAAGGTTCCGATAAATCTTCAATTATGTCTATTTTTTCAAACGTAACTGATCCTTTGGTAGCAAGCCAAAGGGTTTTTAGTGCAAATATTGAAGAAGAGGATTTGGAGAATTATAGATCTAAGGAAGATATTGTTTCTATTGAAGAAGCTAATGTAGAAATGAAGGATGACTGATGGGGAGTAGGAGTATAACTTGCACAAGGCTTGCTAGAACAAGACAAGCTAGAGGTGTCGCTAATTTTTCAAATGGAAATTGGGGTTTGATACGACACACCAATGATTCCAATCCTTTTACTTCTTTATCGTACAGTGGTACGGAATCTTATACATACACTTATGATGATACAAATGGTCAAGGTGAAAATGTAGATATTATTTTTATAACATCTGCTATGATATATACTGACAACGCCGGTTATAAGACCGGTGGGGTAAGTAGAATACAGCAATATCAATGGAAAAATTTAACAAGCTCTCCAACCAGTGTTACTGTAGATTACAGCACAAGTGCAAACAGAAGCGAACACTCGGAAGCCGTAGTAGCTTGTGCTTGTCATAATACTTATGGAGCTGCAACAAAAGCGAATATATATATTATTCCTAAAGATCAAATAACAAGTTCATCTCACTATTGGGTGCTACCTAAATTGTTTCACCAACAAAAAGGAAACTCAAATCCAACTATTGTTATAAATTCATTTGGTCCTAGAATTACTGTATCACAAGTAAAAAAAATTCTATTCAGAGGAGATGATTACAGAACACTTAATGGTGGAAAACCTATGGAAACTGGATTTTTTGGTGGTTTAGAGCCCACGGGATTTTTTTCAAATGCAGAAGTTAGGCTGCCTCAAACTGCTGATGATGCTTTAATAAAAGAAATGACAGATGCTGGTGTAATTCACTTTATGAGTGCCGGAAATTCAAGAAATAAATTAGATGTTTCTGGAGGAGTTGATTACAATAATTCTTATTTGCGTTGGTCTAATGGTGTAAATTACTTTACAAATAGACCAGCATTTGCAAATGAAGGAAGTATTATGGTTGGTAATTTAAATTCGTGGTTTAATGACGGAAAT